AATTTTCTTTAATGTGTTTCACTCCAGTCATCTCCTATTTTGTGGTTTAATATGTTTCATATTATCTTCCTTCATCTAATTCAACACCATCTTTTGAAATCCACGTGCCTTCTGTCCAATAAACACAAGGCTTACCATTTATAAGTCTATGACTATCATCTCCACAATCGTAAGTATCAAATAGTTCTTCCCAAAAGTTATCTGAGTCAACCTCATCCCTAAAACACCAACCGAAATGTTTGCCTTCAGGATTAGACAGTTCAATAAGTTTTAAAGGAACTACCTCATCTTCTCCAGTTAATGTTATTTTAGTGTATGAATATAAATACTGTGCGCGAACCATTACTTCTAGCGGTCCTTTTCGGTCATCATTATATACTATATCTACAACTACCAAAGGTGTTCTACCTTTAGGTAATCTAAATAAAACAGTACCTTTTTGTAGCCGAACTCTATTGTAGCCAGTAATATCATTATTGCTCCATATTACGAGATCTTTTATTTTAACTGTTTCAGTGTGTTTCACTCCAGTCATCTCCTATTTTGTATTCGGCATCTAGAGGACACCGAAGATTATAATAATCACCTGCTTCTTTAATGGCTTCTATACCAAGTTTGCCTAAATATTCAGCGTGTGCCTTATGCACTTCTACTTGCCATTCATCATGTATGTTAGCAACAAACTTAAAATCTAGGTTTCTTTTGTTGGCTTTCTTGTTTAGTATAATTAACGCTCTCTTCATAGCTATTGCACCACCACCTTGTAGTAAACTATTCAAAGAAGCGTGTGTGTTTCTTATGAAGATCCTTCTTCCGTCTATTCCTTTGACATAGCCTTTCGCTGCTGCTTTTGTAACTCTATCTCGAAGTCTTTTAAATGCAGGCTGATCAGCAAAGAAATATTCTCTAATTCTCTTACCATCGTTTTCGCTTCCACCAACCACTGCTCCGAGTCTTTTATTTGCTGCTCCGTAGATGAGTGCATAGATGAAAGTCTTCGCCTGATCTCTTGATTGAAGTCGTGCAATTTTTTGATTATAGGTGTGTATATCTCCATTAATGATTTCATTTGTAAAGTCCTCGTCTTTCATGTAGTGAGCAAGTATTCTTAATTCCAATCCACTTGCATCAATACCTATTAGTTTATATCCTTTAGGTGTGATCCAACATTCTCTGCATTCTGCACCATAAGAACTCTTAACTGATGGAACTTGTGCCATGTTAGGCGCTCTATGGCTCATGCGACCTGTAATAGTTCCGTTAGGTATCACAAAACCATGAACTCTTCCATCATCTTCAACAGCTTTTACCCAAGACTCAATCTGTGCAATTCTTTTCTGAAGTAGAAGATACTCTGCTATAAGTTGAGCTTCTGGTATGTCCGTAATCTTTTTTAATATCTTCTCATCAACTATCGGCTGACCAGTTGGAGTAAACTTTTTAGGTTTCCAACCAAAGTCTTGTAAATATTCTCCTATCTGTTTCCTTGAGCCTAAGTTAAACTCTTGAAGTTTCTTTCGCATGAATGATCTAGGTTTAGGAACTTCAAAATCTTCTTCCTGTATTCCGTTCACACTTTTTTGAAGAATAATTTCAAGAAATGTTTGGTCGTATTCCTTATCTGTTAATCCACGTTTAGATAATGATCCATCTTTCTTAACATAAGGAGTTACTAATTTATCATCTATCCATTTAGGTTTAAATACTTTATGAACTTCTTCCTCTACTTCATTCATTCTTTTATAAAGCTTTGAAAGAAGGTTGTTTGCTTTAGGTTCATCAAATAGAAATCCATTTTCTTCTTGCTCTTTTAAAATTAAACTGACCTCATGTTCAAGATTGACACACTCTTTAGAAAAACCTTTTGCTTCTTCTTTAAGTTTATGATAAGTCATAGTATTAATTTGAACATCACGAACACAATACTTTAACATCTCTGGTGAGTATTTATTATATTCAGTGAAATCATCTTTAGGATAGTTCAATCTATAACCCCACATCTCTAAGCTGTGTCCACCTTCTCGCACAGGATTAAGCAGACGAGACAGAACAAGAGTATCAACTATTTTTTTATCGCTTAGATCAACTCCTAAAATCTTTTTTATTATAGGTATGTCAAACCCTATGATGTTGTGTCCTATAAGCTTGTCTGCTGACTGAAGCAACTCAAGACCTGACTCTAATTGGTGAGGAGCAAACCGAAAAAGTTCATTAGAATCAAGATCTTGAGCGCAAATACACCAGACTTTAGTAGCCTTGAGGTCGTCTGTTTCTATGTCAAATACTAGGCTACGCATAATCATCAAACTCTATGTCACTGCTTCCATCGTCTTCGTAATCTTCAGCAGGTATTTCATTTAGGCGACCTGTTTTTTTATCGTAAAGCAAACGATCAGCTAATCCCACATCTCCTGTGTATCTAGACTTCAATACTCTTAGAACTGTTGTTCTTGCTTCTTCAGGATCATCTGATTGTTGGTTTCTTTCCAAAGCTATAACACAATCACTCAACTGTGCTATGGATTGACTGCCACGCAGATGACTAAGATTAACTTGGATACCATCTTCGTGTCCTTTGTTGCCAACAACTCGTCTAAGATGTGACACCAAAACTAAACCAGCACCAGTTTCTTCTACGATACTTCTGAGCCTAGTCATAATTGCATCAATAGCTCTACGCTCATCTCCCTCGTGGACTGCACTAACTAGCATGTGTAAATGATCTACGACCACCCACTTACAACCACAACCTACGATCATGTATCTAAGTTTAGAAAAGATTTCTTCGATAGAGTTAGTGCCGAAGTGTGCATGTATCCATACTCTGTTTTTATTCTCTCCGCTATAAAGAATATCAAAGAATTTATCTATCTCTTCTTTGGAAAACTCTTCTAAGACTTGATCAATATATAGTCTTGCGTTAGCTTCGATAGATAAGATACCACTGATAGTTCTGTTAGGATCTTCTTCTAGGGATATGATACCTACATTATCGTCTGTTTCTTTTATAAGCCAGTGTTCTAATTCACGAGTGACACTAGACTTACCTAGTCCTGTGCCACCTGTGAGAGTTACAAGTTCTCCTTGTCTCAAGCCATAGAGTTTCTTGTTTAATCCTGCATAAGGATAAGGAACACTCTTTTTCTTTTCTCTGTTGAAGAACTTTAATTTGTAATCTGATACATTTATGACACCTGCTGGTGTATATGTTTTAGCTGCCCACCAAACTTGATTGAACAGGTTGCCTTTGCTTGCAAACAACATATCGTTAGGATCGTTGAACTGTTCAGGCAAAGTCATTATCTTTGCTTTGCTTGGAGTAAATAGACGAGCAACCTTGCGAGAAGCTTCTCTGCCAGCCTTGTCATTATCAAAGCAAACTACTACGTTATCAAAGCTTTCTAAAAACTCTAGGCTTTCTTTAACATCTTTGACTGCACCTGAAGCACCTCTCTTGATAGAGACTACTGCCCATTTAGAGCCAAGCATTTCGTAAGCAGCCATAGCATCACATTCACCCTCGACAAGTGTAATATACTTTCCGCCTTTACTAAACAGTTGTTCTCCAAACAATCCACTGTCAGCAAAAGAACCATTGACTATAAATTTCTTAGCTACTCCATCTTGGCTTTTGTATCTGACCTTAGTAGCTACTAGCTGATTGCCAACATAATAAGGATAGATTTGTTCACTTGTGCTTTCAATAACCTTGACACCATACTTGATAGCTGTCTGCTTAGAGATCTTTCTGTCGGTTAGTTCTTTGAAGATTCCGTTCTTAGGAACTCTAAGCTTATTTTTGTGGTCTTTTATATTAGATACTTGTTGCTGTTGCTGTTGTTGTGGAGTGTTCTCACTTGCTTTATCATAATCAGAGAAATGTGCCTCGCAACTAAAGCAATGTGCTGATCCGTCTTTGTTCTTAGCTACTGGATCTGATCCACCACATTTAGGACAAGGCAGTTTGTATTCATCCCAGTTTGATTTGGTATGATCTGTCATGTTCATTGATACTCCTCTTTTAAGTATTGATTTATTAAACTAAAACATATTAGGCATTGTTCATAGGATGTTTATACTCATCCCCCTAGGAATAATTTTCATCGGTTTTCTCTGGATCGCCTGTCGTTAATTCAGTCGGCATTTAACTTCCGAACCTATGTTTATTTTATGGCTAGTTTTTTTATGCTCTTGGAAAAACTAACAAAACCTCAATTATAATACGGCTCTGTGTTTATAAGGTCTATTGTTTTAAATACTTTGGCACAACATTCAATGCCCGACCTAACAGGAAATATTTAAGTGTCTTCCTCTTCGTTGACACACCGCTTATGCTATAATGATTAGTGGCTTTCATATAGAAGTGGTCGCCTAATCATTTTCTATCGGAAAAGCATCAGTCTCTTCGATGCTTGGCTCACCTTCATCATCAGCATTAACGATACCAACAATGCTGTTAGTAAAAGAAGCTAGTCCTGCGTTGACTTCTTCCAAGTCTAGAACAAGATTAACTTTCTTCTGGTTCAGACGTTGTATCCTACCAAAGATAGCTTGACCATCTTCAGGTAAGTCTTCAACGTATATTTGAACATCATCAATAGTGATATAAGGTTTTTGTTGCTGAGTTTCTTCATTCATTTTTTAGTTACCTCTGTTGTTATTAAAATTCATCGTCATCAAAATCACTGTCACTGCCTGTAAACTCTACGAGATTAAGAACTTTGACTTTCACTAAGTCAAGTCCTTTGTAGTGTCCAAACTCGTTGTCCACTTCCCATGCTCTATACTTAACTGAAACAGTTGAGCCATTTCCTACCATATCTTCAGTAGGCTCTCCGTTCTTGTCATAAAGTCTAGGCTTAACATTAGGTGTGCCATCTTTTCTACGATTAACTTTGCGTTTAATCAGCACTGCTCTACCATCGTAGTGATCAGAAGTTTTAGGAGATCCATCTCTTTTCATGGCAGTGCCATTGATAGTTGGAAATCCATTAGCTTCAAACTCATCTGCTGTTGTATCGTCTAACACTACTTCGATTTGATAGATAGGTTCAAAGGTTGTGTTTGGAACTGTGATACTTGCCCAGTAAGCTGTGCCAGTCACTTGTTGTATTTCTTGATTCATGTTATATATTTATCCTCTCTCTTTTTAGTTACTATTGTTTTAAAAGTTATGCTCGATTATACCACATCCTTGAATAGATTGCAAGCATTTTTTTCTTTTTGTTGGGTAAAAAAATAAATAAAGAAAAGGAAGTTATTTATTCTAGTAAAGACGTTGGTTTTTTTCGAGCCTTTAGAAAAACCAACTTGAAAAACTAACCTGTTCAGGACAGAGTGGATCTTACCTAGTTGTTGTTGAAAAAAACTAAGAAAGAAAGTGGCAAGAGTCCACTGATTCTTGTAGTTGTTCCTTTTTATTTTATTATTATAATTACTCATCTACTATTATAAGACCTTATTAAGATCTTGTCAAG